ACCCACGTTCAACTCGGTGCCTTTGGGCTTAATTGCGCTGACCCAATTGCCACGAATAAACTCACCATATTTTTCACGGTCTGGCATCTCCCAAATCATGCACTTGATGACCATGTGCGCGCCCTGCAATGCCAGCGCCAAGCTGTCATCCGTTGGCGTGTCTGCTGATGACATCAACTTGCCTTTGGCGTTGGCATCAATGGTTGCCAGCATGCGGCGGGCCTTGTCGCGTTTTGCCTTGGCTTTTTCCTCGGTCTTTGCGCCGGGGTCCAGATCATCCACCCACAGCTTTTGAAACACAACGCGGTTCTTAAATTGCGCAGGCTCAACAATCTGCCATTGCAATTCGACAAAGCGTTCATCTTTGTCTTTCTGTGATGACCACTTCACAGCCTTCACCTCCGCCAGCACATCGCTGTTGTCGGGGATCGGGTCCATGTTGCCGCCCGGAATTTCGTATTCCTTGCTTTCCGATTTGGCTGTTTCGCCGTCTGACAAATCCCAAAATGACATCTGTTTATCCTTTCACAAATTCTGCAAGCGGGTTTTCACCCAATTTCACCTCAACCGGCGCGGTGATGCCGTAAGGATTTTTCGAGACGTTGGACGCCGTGACGTGCATGACCAGTTCGCGGCCTTCACCGCTGATGGCCTTCTTGCGCTCACCCTCATCGCCTTTCAGCACCATCACCTGACGCAGAAATCCAACCGCATCCACATCATCAAGATATGGCGGCAGGCTCTTGTCGTGCGTCATGCGCAGGCTGTACCGGCTGAAATCATCCTGATCGGGCAGGCGCATCGTGCCAACCTCGGTGTGCGCCAGAAAGATCACATTCATGCCGCGCTTGATCCGCATCATTTCAGCGGCATTGCGCACCTGCTGGTGACGTGCGGCAAGCGCAGAAAAGCCAGCGCCATAACCGCCAAGTGCTTGGTTGAGGCTTTTGGCCTTGCCGTCAGCCTTCAAGATGGATTGGACAAACATACGATCAGCAGCGGACACGGTATCAATCACGCATGTCTTGAAATCGTGTTCATCGTGAACCAGTGCTTTCAACTGCTCCCACAATTGTTCTTCTGCCCTGATCGGCGGCAGCGCGTTTGGCCGGAATGATGCCGGGATGCGCGCAACGCCATCTTCACAGCGCACAAATATTGGTTTGGGGAATGTGGCGGCAAGGCTGGATTTACCCAATCCTGCATCACCGCAAACGGTTATGATCTGCGGTCCCATTTCAGGAACAGATGCTTGTTCAAGAATACTCAAGGCATTCTCCTTATATGATGGCCCATTGGGCCTGCGTGGCGGCGGCACGCTTCAAACACCGCAAGACATTTCTTGCACACAACATGCGCCTGTGCAATATAGAATTTGCACCATTGTCAATTTCGGAGGCTTAAATGCTAAATGTAAAAGAAATCAGGGACGCCCTACAAGATAGGGTGCTGACTGCCGTGCAGCGTGAAACCGGTGTAAACCGCAACACGCTGGCGCTGATCCGCAACGGGGGTGAAACCAATCTCAAAACATCAACTATCAAGGCGCTGTCTGATTATCTTGCGCCGAAGCATGGGGGCAAGTGATGACAGATGATGCAAAGCAGCATGCCGTTGATATGCTTTGGCGGGGCTTGAACTCTTGCATGTCATTGAACCGTGAAATAACCGTTTCGACCGTCACGCACTGGCTTGAGTATCACGGCGCCGGATCGCCTGACGTGCCGCTTATACAAGAGCGCGTGCGCGATGATGCGCAGAATTGGGCGGCATACGCCACGCAGCCGGAACTTGAGGCTTATATGGTCGCGGCGCTGCTTGAACTTGAAAAAAGCAGCCTGACGAACAAAGCTGCAAAACGTCTTGGCGCTGCGGCGTTTAAAGGCATGGACTTGGTGGCACGTGATGCGTTCACCGCATGGGTATGTAAAAACAATGGATGATGCGACAGACTTTTCAGATTTTGAGTTCCACATTCCAAAGCATGATGACTTTGAAGCGGAAAAGCCCGAGATAGCAGAGACCAAGGGCAGGCCATTGCCGTGCCGCGTGGATGATCTGGACCTGCAACAGCCGCCGGGGTTTGTGGGGCGTGTTGCCGATTGGATTGATAGCCAGTGCCGGTATCCACGTAGGCGGCTGGCGGTTGCATCTGCCATCGTGGCCATCGGCAACATCGGCGGGCTGCGTTATGAAGATGCGCGCGACAACATGACAGCGAATATGATCGCCTTCTGCGTGGCGGCGTCCAGCACGGGCAAGGAGGCGGTCATGCAGGCTTTTGCTGATCTGCATATTGCGTCAAAAATTCAGGGCGCGGTGCATGGCGCTATGAAGTCAGAGCAAGAAATCATGCGCAACGTGATCGACCAGCAGGCCAGCTATTACAACATTGACGAGATCGGCATTTTTCTAACGAAGGTCCGCAATGCTCAGAAGGGCAGCGGCGGCGCTGCATACCTTGAGGGCATATTTGGCGCAATCATGGCGACCTTTTCAAAAGCCAACAGCCGGGTTCTGCTTGGCGGCGACATCAAGCGGGATCTGAAAAAGGTCTACATCGCGCAGTTGAGCCGCGCCAAAGACAATGGCGATGACGAGGCAGCAGAGGCGGCTTTGCAAAAGCTGCGCATGGCAGATCAGGGCTTAGAACGCCCATTCCTGTCGTTGATAGGCTACACAACGCCAAGCACCTTTGATGGCGTCATGGACGGGGAAACAGCCACGCAGGGGCTTGTGGGGCGTGCCATCATTATCAATGAGCCTGACATCAACCCGCGCCCGCGTAAGGCGTTCAAAAAGACTGATCTGCCAATGACAATGGCGGGCAAGTTGTGGCTGATGACGGGCCGTGATGATGGCGATGATGGGCCGGTTGAGTTTCGCGGGGATCGCGTGCAAGTGCCGACCAATCCAGATGCTGACAAGATGCTTGATTTGATCTTGGATTGGCTTATGGAATATGCCGATGATGCCAATGAGGAAACCGGCGAAGCGTCTGTTGCGATGGTCCGCAGGGCGTTTGAAATGATCGGCAAGATCAGCTTCATTCTTGCCATGCCAGACGTTGAGCGCACCACAGAACACGTCCGCTGGGCCTTTGCATATGTGCTGGCAGAACTGGATGGCAAGGTGCGATTGGTGTTTGCCAATGACCATGCCAAGACACGCCCGGAGGAGGCATTAGCGGCACGTATTCTGGCGCGTCTTGATCCTGACAAGGGCGTGTCAGTCTCGGTGCTGGCGAACAGATTGAAGCTGTCGGCGGATGTGATCGGCGGCATTCTGGTCAAATTGGAGGAACGCGGGATGGCCGTCCAGAAGATCAGCAAGCGGATGTATCGCGGCAAAAAGGTCGTGAACTGGTTTCCTGTTGAGTAGATCGACAATCACTCAACCGTCTTTGCCTTGCCCCGCGCCAGATTTGGTTGCGGGGTTTTTTTTGGGCATGATCAGCTTAGAGTTGTGGGCGGATGAATAAATGGCAAAAATAGACCAATGTTATACCTATTTTAATTTGTCCGTTATTAAGTTTAAGTCTTTGAGACTAAACGGCAAAACACAATCATGCACAAAAAATAAATTTTACACCTTATAGATACACAATTACACACCCCTTAGACACGTAAAACGGGTAGTTATTATATCATTGTACTAACATCGTTTTTCACATCCACCAACCACTATGTATATATAGATAACAATAGTAATAATAATAACAAAGAAGAAAGGAGAGGCAGGCCAAGGGCTTAGGGGGTTTTCCGACAAAAATGGTCAGGTATTAAGATTGATAAGATTGATTTTGGTCTGTTTCCCTGCACAGAAAGTCCTTGCAAGGATCGCTTTTTAATTTTAGGGTGGTGGCAAGCGGCGGAGTGCTGACACACTCAACGCCGCTTTATCAAATCAAGCGCGGGAGACGCTCAAAATGACAAAATCAAAAATACTTCCAATCGAAGAAATCCGCAAGATCATTCGGGTCTATGCGCCAGACGGCACAGTCACATGGCGGCGCAGAACGCCAGACATGTTCCCGCCATTCAAGCGGCGTTCACAGCAAGAGTTGTGCGATACTTGGAACAAATCCTTCGCTGGTATTACTTGTTTCAAAACGCTTCTGCCAACAGGTCACTTGTCGGGCGCAATCCTTCGCCGCGTCTACCGGACAGACAAAGTGATATGGGCGCTTGAGCATGGCAAATGGCCAACAAGAAAGCTGATCCACATCAACGGCAACATCAGAGACAACCGGATCACAAACTTGGCTCTAAAGCCAAAATACCAGCCGACACAAAAGCGCAAACTCATTCCGGGAAAGGATCGCTGAAATGGCAGATGATGACACCACGCCAACGCCCGACCTTCTGCGTGAATTGCTGCGATACGAGCCAGACACCGGCAAACTGTTCTGGCGTGAGCGTCCTATTGAGATGTTTACGGCAGAGCGTCATATGAACGCTTGGAACGCCAGACACAAAAACAAAGAGGCATTTACGGCCAGTAATGATAGAATGTATCGTGTTGGTGATATTTTCAGTAAAGCATTTAAAGCCCATCGTGTGATCTGGGCAATTCATCACGGGGATTGGCCTGATGATCAAATTGATCACATCAACGGCGTCAGGGATGACAACCGGATTGAAAACCTGCGTGTTGTCACAAACGCAGAAAACGCTCGAAACAAATCAATGCGAAAAAACAACAAAAGCGGCGTCATGGGTGTGTATTGGAATAAATGCAAATCAAAATGGAGCGCGGAAATTCAATGCAATGGTAAAAAAATCCACTTGGGATACTTTACCAGCAAAGATGACGCAGCAGCCGCACGAGCCGCAGCCGATGTAAAATATAGCTTTCACGAAAACCACGGAAGAGACGCACAATGATCATCAACGGCACAACACTGCTCAAGGCAGATCCGGTCAATCCAATGGCGGCAGACAAGCGAAAAAAGCATGGCGTCTCCTACGGCATGTCCGAAGCAGGATATGACATCCGCATCAACCAAACCATCACGCTCCACCCGTTTCGCAGGTTCGCACTGGCATCCACATACGAAGACTTCACCATGCCGCAGCACCTCGTCGGGATCGTCCACGACAAATCAACGTGGGCAAGGCGCGGCCTATCAGTGTTCAATACCGTCATTGAACCCGGATGGTACGGATACCTAACACTCGAACTGGTCTATCACGGCTGGCGTCCACTGCGCATCAAAGCAGGGTCAGGCATCGCACAGGTGATATTTCACCAGACACAAAACCCGGCAGAATATTCCGGCAAATATCAAAACCAACCCAACAAGCCAGTTGAAGCGAGGGACGGCTAATGAACATTTCACACAGAACACACCGTGCCGAAAAAATCGCCATATCGAAAGCGCGGGCCGCAGCACATGCGGCAACGGAACTTGGGAAAGCGCCGGATAAGTACGCGAATCGCACGGAATGGCAGGACAGAATGCTTGCCGCAATGATGGACGACGCAGAAAAAATCAAAGCCCGGAACAATCCACCAAAGACAAAAATGTCAGGAAATGACGGCGCGCAAACTGGCGCTGCATCTATAATCCGTAACGTGCTAAAAAAAGATGGCTTAAACTCAATCGCCGATCTTGCAAAAAAAACAGGATGCACAAAAGGAACAGTGAGATTACTCATAAACCGAGATTATAAAGCTGGACGCGTCGAAAAAAAACGCATTGAAAATGTTTGGTATTGGATGAATAAAACATAATCTAAAGCTAATGTCAGGGGGCGGTGCAGCGCGGGCTGCAAATCATCATAGTGATAACGCGCAAACACCCTCAACCACGGCGGGGTCTCAAGGCAGCCTTTTTCTGCCCCGTGACGTGGCAAATTTAATGTGATATGAGGACGACATGACA